AATCGGAGGCTTGATCTACGAACGCCGTGCCGAAAGTATCTAGGAAAACTTCTTGCGTGATAAGTTCGGGCGTTGAGTTGTGCATGGTGTCAATGTGCGCACTCCATAAAATATTCGTCTTTGCTTTCTTGTTGTGGTTCTCGTAGAGATATGCAAGGACTTCGCCCTCCTCGTTGGTCAATGTTTTAAATCCTTTGAAATAGGCGTTTATAAAATCTCTCTCGCCCTCGCTTTCATGTTGGCGTCTGTATGTAAGAATGTTTAATAGTCTGTCGATTGGTTTAGATTGTTTCATTTTGTTTAATGTCCTCTTGTGTGTTGTTGGTTTTAATTATGTTTTCCGCTTCTATCCATGCTTCGCGTTCGTCGGCTTGATCTATATGACATTTTGTCCCGTCGCTTAATTCGTGGACGTCGTCTTGATGTGCTGATAGGTTGCCGTCCGCGTCCTCGTGGTCTATGTCCTCTACTACATCAAAATAAATAAAACCGCGTGAAGTCATGACTAGATCATCTATGTGGTGATAGTCGCCCGAATCCTCACAAGCATAAATATCGAACGCGGATAAATCGACGTTTTCATGGTATGCGTCATCATTAGCCCATATAACGTGGTCGTTGTGGACGTAGTCTTGAGTATTGCTATTGATCCAAGCGTATGAATAATTATTCTCACAACAATGCCGACAAACATAATCGCCGTGCGTGGTGTATGACATATTGTCGTTGCTCTCTATGTCCCCGCAGTCGTCACACTCGCTCTCGTCCTCGTTTTCTACGTCGTCCGTATAGCCGTTTGTCATGGTCAAGGTTAATTCGCCGTTTGTTGTGATCTCGATATATTCTTTTCCGTCGATGGTCACTCTCTCGCCGTCTTGCGCTGAACCCTCCGAGCCGTTGCCCTCTACTCCCGCGTCGATATATGGTGCGACAAATATGTCGTCGTCGTCCTCGTGTGCAATAAGTTCAAGCAAACACCCGTCGAGGTTGCCGTGTGTGTATCCGTTTGCTTTTAAATATTGTTGGAGGTATTTCCCCTCCGTTGAGCCGTTAGGGTCGGGATAAATGCGAACGTATTGTTTTAAATCCTCCCGCACTATGCACCGCGCTAAAATTTCACCCGCAAGGCTTTGAATATATGCCAAGCGTATTACCGATTTATCATGCGCATAAACTCTGACCGCGTCCATGCCTTTCATACATGAGCCCGACTTGGCGTCGCGATAAATACGGACGAACCCGTCCGCGTCGTTGCTTTCAATATACTTGACCTCCCAGCCCGTGCGACTTGCGACGATCGCGTTGTATTTCTCGACGGCGTCCTTGATCTCTGTTTCTGTTATGCCGATAAAGTCCTTGAACGTCGTTAAGTATTTACCCAATTTTGTCACAACCTCGCGCCCGTCCCTCAAGTGTTTTAAAGTTGGATAGTGCGCTATCTGTAGAGGGTTCATTAAACTGACGTGGACGCGGTGCAAGTTGAAAAGGTAATCTAATGCCACGAATTGTTCGCCAGTAATGCCGAGCGCGTTCCAGTTCATGTGAACCCACTCACCGCCGTTAAATTCTTTGTCGATCTGTTTAATGCGCGGTTCGAGTTTGTCCCGCACCTTGTCGAGTTGTTCAATGCGCTTTATGTATTCACAAGCGCGGAGGGTGTAGTCGAGGTTTTTCCGTTCTTGTTCTACGTCGGGCGGGTTGCGCACGTCGCTGATCGTTTTGGCTAGTGTTGCGCCGTTGATTTTATAATAGGCGTCCGTCCCGCCTAGTCGGTAATAGTCCGAGCGTGAATAACCATTTTTTCGTAGTCGTTGGCGTTTGGCTCTTTCGTCTTTCTCGAGTTGATCGTTTAAGAATAGGCGGACGTTGTTTTGTCGGTGTTCGCTTTGTTGTTGGTGCATAAGGGCGTAGTCGTTGGCGTTCGCATAGAATAAAGGTATTCGCGCCCAAAAGGTGTCGCCGTTTTGAAACCCTTTTGTTATGCCGTGATATTTAATAAGTCTAGGGGTGCGAGGTGTGTTTATGTTTAAGTTAGTTTCTATTATGCGTTTGTAGTCCGCGCCCGTTTTGTTTTGTTGGATTGTGTTATTCATTTTCAATACGTTCCTCCTTTAGTTGTTCCAAGTCTTTCGAGTTGATCGTTAAAATGTCCGTGTATTCGGTCACGTCGTTTTCTACTAGGCTGAAAAGGTGTGCTTTGCGGATAGCGACGCCGTCGCGTAGGTTGTTCTCGAGGTTCTTTGTCGCGTGGTGCGCGTTCGCCATGTCCGCCTTTGTGGGTTGGTAGTAAAAGACAAACTTCACTCCATGCCCGTTGATTGTGCCGTCGATAATGTTCACGCTCTGCGCGGTCGGTTTCATAACCTCGTAGGCTTTTTTAGGGCGGAGTTGATCGCGTAGTAGTTCGATCTGGTCATGGCGTTGTTGTGCTTGGGTGGGTTTCATAGTGTTGGTTCTCCTGTTAGTTGGTTTAATTTGTCTTGGAATTCTTCAAGCATAAGTTCGGTGTCGTAAATTTTCTCGCCTGTGTCCTCGTCAATGTAAAAATAAATTTCTTGCTTGATCGTTTTCATTTTGTGCCTTTCGTGAGTTTAGTTTTAAAGTCGTTGAGTGCGGTTTCGATCTGCCGAATTGATAGGCGGAGTTTAAAAGCCGTTTCATAGGTGCTATTAAAAAGCAGAGTTGAGAGAATGACGCGCTCGGAAGTTGAAAGCGCGTCGGGGTTATTTAAAGCCCGCTTTATTTGCGGGCGTAGGTGTTCGAGTGTCATAGTGTGACCTCGTATTTTTTAATGAATGATTTGAGGGCTTTAATTTCGCGCCGTGCGAAGTTGCGGTCGTCGGGGTTGTCGCTTTTTAAATCCTCTAGTAAAAAATTATCATTTACATTGATAGTCCATAAAATCCAATTCGCCTCTTGTATGAGTTCGGTCGGGGTGAAGTCCTCGAGGGTTTGTTTGGTGTTGTCGCTTTCTAACCATGTTCGGAGTAGGTGCGTTAGTTCGTGCGACTTTAAAGCGTCTTTTAAAATGGGTTTCATGTTCATGTCGTGCCTTTCGTTGTTAGTGGTTAAAGTATTGCCGTCTATGATTGTCGCGCGGTGTTCATACGTTGTCAAGTATTATTTGACTATGTATCGTATTTTGTTTGAACGAGGTTAAAACTAGGTAAAAAAGCCTTATAAAACAACGTGTTCGGATTGTTCGGACTTTGAAACTTTACTTTAAATTAGTGAACGAGGCTTTTATGAACGTGTGGGAGTTTGTAAGTGCTTGATTATATATATATTTATATTATTTATTATTATTCTTTAGATGTTTGTTCGGATGTTCGGACTGAAAAGATAGGACAAGGGGGTAGGAACTTGCACCGCATTAACGAAGTGAACGATCTCTAAACTTCGTCAAACTCCTTTCCCTTTGTCCTATATTTTGGCATGAACAACGTGAACAACGTGAACAAACCTTATTAATCAAGGACTTACGACGTGAACAACGTCAAACCGCGTCCGAACAATCCGAACATGTTTAAAATCAAGGACTTACATGGTACTTCGTTCACTTGGTTATTATGCACCAACATGGTGCGCGAGGTTCGAACTAGGTGGACGGGGTTTAACTTGGTTATAACGAGGCGGACAACGTGGACGCGGTGGACTTCGTGGACGCGGTAGAAACTAGGCGGACTAGGTATCCATACTACGCAACCCCACGTACCCCGTATCACCCCGTTTTACAAAGTAGGAGTCCCGTCATTCCCTACATTGAGCCCAACGCAAACGGTCAGAAAAAAAGTCAAAATAGAAACACCCCCCATACCAAATAAAAAGGGTCAACAACAAAAATTTCTATAAAAAAATGTGAAAAGTAAGGGGTAAAGTAAAACTTTACTTAGATAGCTTTAGGATCGAAGTTGTATAACTCGGAGTAGACGTTTTTAATACGAAGGAATTTAGGACCATGTTCATGGAAGTCTTCATCGCCCCGAACATAAAGAGCTAAGTGAACCATCTCGTGAAGGAGAGTTTGAAATATAGTAGTGAAATGCCCACAAGCGTTAGAACTTATTTGAATCTCCATCTCATGTTCATCAAAGCAACCGTATATATTAGGGTTCTTAATGACTTTAAACTTAACTTTAGAAGATTTGGGCATAGGAAGTCTATTAAAGGGCGGCAATTTACACGCCATGTTGTACAGGATCTCCAAGTTCTTCTTAGTCAACGTAGTTTTCATTTGGTTATTATACTAAATAAGTTGCGACTAAAACCCAAAGTAGTATAAAATAGTCAAATAAGCTGCAAATTCTACTCAAAGGTGTAACAGCGACACATGAACGACCTAAACAGTCAACAAAATCAAGGGGATAACCCCGACCACGACGTCTCTCACGTAATTATGATGCCCAACATCGAGGAGGACGTCCCCTTGCCTAAAAATGCTAAAGATGCTATGCCAGAACTTGGTATGGAAGAAGAGCTTCAAGTTAGAGTTGAGACTGTTAAGACCATAGCTGATCTAAAAGGTGAGCCTATTCCTGACGCTAGTCCTAAAGAACAACAACAAGCAGTCGACTTTGTTAAAAGGGTTATGACAGATCCAAACTTTAAACCTGAATACGGTAACTACTCCGATCCTACGATGGCATTTTGTGCCGGTATGGTAGCTCAGACACAGGTACTACTCGCAAAAGAACTAGCAGACTATAAGTTATACGTGGTTAACAACTTAATCAAGGTAATAGAGAGTACAACGAATCCTAAAGAAAAGACAACCGCGTTAAGAGCGTTAGGCGAGGTTGACGGCGTTGATGCATTTAAGAAGAAGACCGAGGTTACGCATAAGATGGAGACGATGGAAGAGGTTGAGAAAGAACTTCTTACGATGTTAAACGACTTCAAGCAAAAAGGACTCATGAAGGAGCCAGCTCAGACCATAGACGCAGAAGTGATTGAGGATAAAGTAGAAGAGAATACAGATGGCACTGATTCTTAAGGAAGAAGAAAGGTTAACCCCAGAGAAAGCAGCGGAGTTAATGCAGTTAGTGCCGCATATGCCACCAGAGCAGAAGAGAAAAGCGTTAGCAGCATTAAGAGTGTTTAAGAAGAATTGGGTACAGGAACATGGCAAGGATAACTTCTTAGACTTTATTACACACGTATACCCAGGCTACATGATAGGAGAGCATCATCGGAGATTGGCTAAGATATTTGAAGAGATTGCGGCAGGCAAGAAGAAACGAGTTATTGTTAATATTGCTCCGCGGCACGGGAAGAGTGAGCTTATCTCTTATCTTGCTCCTGCCTGGTTCCTTGGGAAATACCCTCATAAGAAAGTTATTATGGCGTCGCATACGGCTGACCTTGCTGTTAATTTTGGTCGTCGGGTTAGAAATTTGGTGGGTAGTGATGCTTACAAAGATATCTTCCCACAGGTAGAACTACAGGCTGATAGTAAATCAGCATCACGATGGGGGACAAATTATAATGGAGAGTATTTCGCTATTGGTGTTGGTGGTGCCCTCGCTGGTCGCGGGGCTGATCTGTTTATCATTGATGACCCACACTCTGAACAAGATGCTAAACTTGGACGACCTGACGTTTTTAAGCCTGCTTGGGAGTGGTTTCAGTCTGGCCCTTTACAGCGTCTTATGCCTGGTGGCGCGATCATCGTAGTAATGACAAGGTGGTCTAAGCTTGACTTGACTGGCGAGATTGTGAACCAGATGGTTAAGAATGAAGAAGTAGATGACTGGGAGGTCGTAGAATTTCCAGCGATATTGACGGATAAGAACGGAGAAGAACGAAGTTTATGGCCTGAGTTCTGGCCACTAGAAGAATTAAAAGCTAAGAAGGCTGCATTAGATATTAGGTATTGGAACTCACAATACTTACAAAACCCAGTATCAGAAGAAGGTGCGCTGATTAAAAGAGAGTGGTGGAAGATATGGGAAGGCGAAGATCCTCCTCAATGTGAATTCACAATCATGACACTAGACGCGGCACAAGAAGCTAATAACCGCGCGGACTACAACGCGCTCACCACTTGGGGTGTCTTTTTTAACGAAGAAACCAATAACTATAATATAATACTATTAAATGCAATCAAGAAACGATTAGAGTTCCCCGAGTTAAAAGAGCTTTGTATACAAGAATATAAAGATTGGGAACCTGACGCATTCATAGTAGAAAAGAAATCTAACGGTGCTGCACTCTACCAAGAGGTTAGACGCATGGGCATTCCTGTAGGTGAATTTACACCAGGTAAAGGACAAGATAAGATCAGTCGTGTAAATGCAGTGTCAGATTTGTTTAGAAGTGGTATAGTGTGGGCTCCAGATCATAGATGGGCACATGAAGTAATTGAAGAGTGTAATGACTTTCCAAGTGGAGCAAATGACGACTTAGTTGACGCGACAACACTTGCATTAATGAGGTTTAGACAAGGTGGCTTTATTAGGTTACCCAGTGATGAAGAAGATGACGTGGTGTATGGGATTCCAGGTCGTGGCAAAAAATTATACGCAATATAGGAAAATAAATTATGGCAGACATAGATAAAAGTTTATCACAAGCACCACAAGGATTAGAAGCGATGGCTATGGGTCAACCTGACTTAAGCATTGAAATTGAAAATCCTGAAAGTGTAACACTTGATGACGGTAGCATGGAGATTACAATTGAGCCAGGCAAAGAAGTAAACGATGAAGAATTCAATGCTAACTTAGCAGAAGAACTTGATGAGGGTACATTAACAGAATTATCAGGTGACCTACTTGGTGAAATTACATCAGACTTAGATTCAAGAAAAGATTGGTTAACTACATATGTAGACGGATTAGAATTATTAGGTCTTAAAATTGAAGACCGTACCGAACCGTGGCCTGGGGCATGCAATGTGTACCACCCCTTAATGACGGAAGCGCTGGTTAAGTTCCAAGCTGAAACTATGATGGAGACATTTCCAGCATCAGGCCCAGTTAAAACACAGATCATCGGTAAGCAAACTAAAGAAAAAGAAGATGCAGCTGAACGTGTTCAAGAGGACATGAATTATCAGTTAACCGACGTGATGGCTGAGTATAGACCTGAACACGAAAGAATGTTGTGGGGACTTGGGCTTGCAGGTAACGCATTTAAAAAGATTTATTATGATCCATCTATAGAACGCCAAGTTGCAATGTATGTAACTGCAGAGGACATGGTAGTTCCTTATGGTGCATCTAATTTAGAAACAGCTGAACGTGTAACCCACGTCATGCGTAAAACTAAAAACGAAATTAAAAAACTTCAAGCGGCAGGATTCTATCGCGACGTTGATCTAGGTGAACCATTCTTAGACATCGATGAAGCTGAGAAAAAGATTGCAGAGAAACTAGGTTTTAATGCAACTGAAGATGATAGATATAAACTTTACGAAATTCACACACTACTCGATATCCCAGAGTTAAAAGATAGTGATGACGGAATTGCCTTACCATACGTAGTTACAATAGAAAAAGGTACAGGCACTATATTATCAATTAGACGTAACTGGAACCCAGAAGATGAGTTGAAATTAAAACGTCAACACTTTGTTCACTACGGTTACATACCAGGCTTTGGTTTCTATTGCTTCGGTTTAATCCATTTGATAGGTGCTTTCGCCAAATCAGGTACTATGATCTTACGTCAACTTGTTGACGCGGGTACCCTATCAAACTTACCAGGTGGTATGAAGTCACGAGGACTTCGTATTAAAGGCGATGATACACCAATCGCACCAGGTGAATGGCGTGACGTAGATGTACCAAGTGGTGCTATCCGTGACAACATTTTACCTCTTCCATACAAAGAACCTTCACAAGTATTAAATTCATTGATGAATCAAATCATCGAAGAAGGTCGTGCATTTGCTAATGCTGAAGGGCTCAAAGTTTCTGACATGTCATCTAATGCGCCTGTCGGTACAACTCTAGCTATACTAGAAAGAACATTGAAAGTAACATCAGCTATTCAAGCTCGTATTTACTATGCAATGAAACAAGAGTTTAAACTTCTTAAAGGCATTATTAGAGACTACACACCATCAGAATATAACTATGATCCAGAAGTGGGTGATAGACGTGCTAAACAAGCTGACTATGATAACGTAGATGTGATTCCTGTAAGTGACCCAAATGCTGCAACGATGTCACAAAAAGTTGTTCAGTATCAAGCTGTTATGCAAATGGCTCAAGCTAATCCACAGATCTATGATTTACCAGAACTTAATCGTCAGATGTTAGAAGTATTAGGCATTAAGAATATTGGTAAGCTTATTCCAAGCACAGAAGATCAGAAACCAAAAGATCCTGTATCTGAAAATATGGCTGTTATTAATGGTAAACCTGTTAAAGCATTTATTTATCAAGATCACCAAGCTCATATTGCAGTTCATATGGCAGCGATGCAAGATCCTAAGATGATGCAAATGATTGGTCAAAATCCTATGGCTTCTCAAATTCAAGCTGCAGCTATGGCTCACATAAATGAACATATTGCGTTTGAATATAGAAAACAAATTGAAGAACAATTAGGCGTACCATTACCTAATCCAGATGAAAACTTACCAGAAGATGTGGAGGTTCAATTATCTAGATTGACTGCTGATGCGGCTAATAAACTTTTACAAAAAGATCAAGCTGAAGTTCAACAACAACAAATTGAACAACAGCAACAAGATCCGTTGATTCAAATGCAACAACAAGAATTAGCGATCAAACAACAAGAGTCACAAGCTAAAGCACAAAAAATGATGGCAGATACTCAGATAGACCAACAAAAAGTTGATTTAGAAAAAGCTAAACTTGAATTGGAAAAATCTAAAATTGAAAACGAACAAAAATTAAATGCCATGGAAATGACCGCAAAAGTAACAATGGACAAGAAAAAATTAGAGTCTAATCAAGCTTTATCTGGAGTGAAAATAGGACTAGATGCAACTGCTAAAAAACTTGAACTACAAAATCAAAAGGAATTACAAAAACCACAGGAGTAACACATGGACCAAACGCTAGAGCTATTATTGTCTCGAATAGATGATCAGCGCAAAACAGTTTTAAATAATTTAGGAGACGGAGCAGCAAAAGATTTTGCTTCGTACCAAAATATGGCGGGATATATTCGAGGTCTATCCGTCGCTGAAAGTTTGATTAAAGACCTTGCACAAAGAATGGAGACATACGAAGATGAGTGACATACTCACAATGAATAAGAGTTTGGTAGATTCTAATGGTCGACCAATTATTATTCCAACAGTAGATGAAGTAGACGCAGAAGATATACCGATTGAAGAAAGAGGTTTACAGCTTCCAGAACCAAAAGGCTATAGAATTTTATGTGCAATTCCTGAAGCAGCTGAAACATATGAAAGTGGGTTAGTTAAAGCAGGTTCTGTTAGATCTATAGAAGAACATTCAACTGTAGTTTTATTTGTAGTAAAAGTAGGTGATTTAGCTTATAAAGATGAAGCAAGATTTCCTACAGGTCCATGGTGTAAAGAGGGTGATTTTGTTTTGACACGTGCATACGCAGGTACAAGATTTAAAATCCACGGAAGAGAATTCCGCATTATTAACGACGATACAGTCGAGGGGGTTGTTGAAGATCCTCGTGGCTATACTCGCGCATAAGGAGATATAAATGGCTGACGTAAAAGATGGCGATATTGTATTTGAATATCCAGACGATGATGAAATATCAGGCAGTAAATTACCTGATGAGAAAGAAGTTGAATTAAAAGAAGCTGCGCCTAAGAATGAAGTTAAGGTAGAAGCTAAGGGAGATGATATTGCTCTTGAAATCGAAGACGATACTCCTGTTGAAGATAAAGGCAAAGAACCTTTACCTAAAGAAAAAGTTGAAGAGCTAGAAAATGACACATTAGAAGACTATTCTGAACGTGTTAAACAACGTATGTCTCAGCTTAAAAAAGTTTGGCATGACGAAAGACGTGCTAAAGAAGCTGCAGATCGTGAAAGACAAGAAGCAATTAGATATGCACAACAAATTGCAGAAGAAAATAAAAAGCTTAAAACTACTTTAGAGTCAGGTGAATCAACTTATATTGAAACACTTAAAAATGCTCTTGAGAGTGAACTTGCTTTAGCTAAAGAATCTTACCGTAAAGCTTATGATACAGGTGAAACAGAGGGTATAATTGAAGCACAACAAAAAATGAATGACGCTCAGTTTAGATTGTCACAAGCTAAGCAGTATGAGCCTAGATTTAAAAGTGCTTTACAAGACGATAAAAATCCTGTATATATACCACAAAATGAACAACCTTCATTTAAACCAGACGACAAAGCTTTAAAATGGCAAGAAAAAAATGAGTGGTTTGGATCTGATGAAGAAATGACAAGCCTTGCATTAGGCTTACATGAGAAATTAGTTAGAAGTGGGATCAGTCCTACATCTGATGAATATTACCGTCGTATTGATAGTACGATGCAGAAACGATTCCCAGAACACTTTGGGGATGCAACGCTAGACGAGGAAACACCCGCCCAGCGCACAAAACCTTCGACTGTAGTTGCTCCGGCAACGCGTAGTACCGCGCCTAAAAAAGTACGATTGACGAAGACACAAGTAGCGTTAGCTAAGAAATTTGGGCTAACACCGGAACAATATGCAAGAGAAACTTTAAAATTGGAGAACGCAAATGGATAATAAAAGATTAGATCGTGAACAAGATACAAGGGATGATTTTCAAAGACCTGATAGCTGGAAACCTGCATCATTACTACCTGAGTTTAAAAAGGTACCTGGTTGGGCTTATCGTTGGATTCGTACTAGTGTTATGAACGAGGCTGATAATCTAAATGTATCCTCCAAAATGCGTGAAGGATGGGAACCCGTTAAATTAGCGGACCACCCTG